CGGGAACACTGATCTCTGGGAGTTTAACTCCTACAGGAAATGGGGTTTTATATCTCATAGTTCTATATCGTAAAGTTGTTTGTGGAATATTTCGAAGTTCATTTCAATATCGTAAAGAGCATCATGCAATCTTTTAGCATCAAAGTCAATCTCATATTTTTTTAAAAGTGTTAATTGAGATGTTTTTAAACCTCTCTCTCTATAGTTGAGCCATCTATACTGCCAATAGATAAAATCATGATCAGGCACAGGGGACTCTTTGGCGATAGCTGTAGCTATGGCTTTTGTGTCAATAATTCTGTTTATATAATCCTGCAGTAAAGGCTCACCAATAAGTTTTCTCCAAACGTCTATCATGTAGATATCAAAACCTAATAAGTTTTGACCAACTATTTTATATGAGTCGTCATATAAATACTTAGAAAATTCAGCCCACACCTTCTTTGGATCTTCAGCATTTTTATCGTAGTAAGATTGGCTAAAACCAGTTATTCTGGCTGCATCTTTAGAAACATTTAAATCGTCCCAATATATAAGCTTGTCATACTTTTTAATTATCTTATTTCCTTGAGCAACAATCCAGGCAGCTTGCCAAGGTTTGGACTTAACTAGGTTGAGCCCCTCAGTCTCTGTATCAAAAATTATATACTTTTGATCTCTATTATATCTTAATAAGTCGTTATTCATTACTTGGTGTTTTCTATGTAGGATTCAACGCAAAACTCATCACTAGAAAAGTGATTTAAATTGGGGCATGATAGTGTAGCTTGTCTGCCAAAGCTGCGGTTGCAAAGTATTTTGTAAGTCTGCAAGGCTTCTACGTCTTCTTTGTTCTTATAGTATATAGACTTAACATGACTCATATCATAACAGTCTTGCGCAAACTCAAGAACTTTTTGACAAATAAGGCGATCATAAGGCAAGTTGTTATTCTCAATCCAAAACCTAGGATTCAAGCCCTCAAGTTCAGGTATGCAGTTCTTAAGAAATAAATTGTTTTGGTGTATAAAGCTATCGTAAAAAGGGACGACAAAGCATAAAGAATCTTTATCCCAAAAAGATTTTAGTTCTTCATAAGTGATACGACCATCATTGTCAACGAAAGCTTTAGAATAAATTTTATTCATCAACTTACAACCGTTATCATCCAAGGCAAATACAACAGACTTGTGGTCAGAGTCTTTACTCTCTACAGAGTTGCACATAGTAATCCTAAGACCATATGTAAGATCTATGTCGTTTTTGTGACAAGCGTGAAACGCCTTCATAAAACTAGTAAGGTTGTCCTCAACAAGAGTGAGGTTTTTGAAATTTTTGTCCTTACATATATTAATGATTTCTTCAATAGTTAGTATGCTTTTACCTATTGAATAAGTTGATTTGAATATGGGCTTCATTGTGATAATGATATCACAAAAGTATATTTATGTCAAGAAGAATGAGCAGGACAACCTGCATAATATTTCATTTCATAAGATCCTCCTTCTGGAACCATATCCTCAGAAAACTCATCATCGAAACAGGACCCAGAAAAGTTGCCTTGTGAATCTTTGATATCATAGTAGAAGAAATCAAACTTCATGCCACAGTGCCACATGGGAGTTCCGTCCTTTTTGAGTTGGCCTTTTTCTTTAGCAAACCCACACAAAAGTTTACAACTGAAAGACCCATCGCTAGGAAAACCTTTGTAAGCTGCCATGTTTTTAGTGGCAGACTCTTCTGTAAAGTTATCTAAATAATTTTGAATCTCTGTTAAGTGATGCTCGAAACCATGTAGATCATGTTCGTCTAAGGGCTCCATTCTTACAATACCGCTGTTTTTAACATCGGGTATCAGATCAAATTTTAAAAATAAAAATTCACTTTGCTTGGTCTCGTATTCTGGGAATAAGTGCTTTACAGCCAAGCTGTACATAAGATCTTGCATATTGTCTTCTGCATCTTTACCCTTGAATGTCTCTTTACTTGTCTTGAAGTCCCTAATTAAAGCATACTTCTTATCTTGATATAAAAAAAGCTTATCAATAAAGCCTCTTATTTTATACTTAACTGTACCATCATTTACTACAATATGAAAATCTTTTTCCGAATGCTCTTCTGTAGGGTCGTCATGAGTATCACCAAAGAAATCATACATCAAACCGTTAAGAGTCATCTCTTTCATCATCTTCACATTGTCTTCGTCATCAATACCTTCTCTTGTGGCGTGTTTCATAACAAGCCTCTCGATAGAAGGAACACTAAAAATGTCCAAGGTCTTTATAATTTTATCGAAGTGCTTCTTTCTCCTTGTCTCTCCTAGGACTTCAAATATCAAGTGACAAATAGAACCCCTTCTAGCTCCGTCATTACTGCGGTCAGGAAGTTTAAGCTTATACTTACACCAATACAACCAGGAGCAACTCTCTGCTGTTTTGATTCTACTAGCTGATAATGTTGTTACTGGATCACTCATTTAATTGTTTTGCTTTTTTTAAAAATGCTTTAGAAAAGCCATCTTTGTTTTTAGATACATACTCGGATATAAATTTCTTTTGCTTTGTCTTGTCAAGGCTTTGGTTGGCCCAAGAACTCAAGTCCTCTCCAGATTGATGAGCGTCACCAAGATCATTATAACCTTTAGGTGGATTCTTTACAGAAATAGTTTCCAGATCAAAGTAAGATGATAATTTTAGATAGTTTTTTATCGAAGCTTTTAAACCTCTATTATCTTCAGAATTGAAGTCGTTATTGCCAGCGATATATATATTGCTTAAGCTCTTGCCTGTCAAGTATGTAATAATAGAAGCACTAACAGATAATCCAAAAATAACTAGGACATTTTTAAGTCCTTGGTCATAAAGAGCCATAGCATCTCCAATACTCTCGACAAGATACACCTCTTTCTTATCTGTAATAATGGAATCAACAGAGTCCTCGTTAGGTATATAAGCTGGATAAATCCAGTTATTTTTTTTGCCTATGTGTTTCCATTTGGCATAATCATTGTCATCAACTTTTCTTCCAGAAAAACCAATAATTTGACCGTGTTCATTATAAACAGGAAAAACCATTCTCCTATACATATTGCCAGATCCAGCCAGCCCTACTTTGAAGAAGTTTTGCGTTGCCTCTGAAATACCTCTCTTATTATAAAAGTTATAATTAGGGAAAAGTTTTTCAAGTATATCGTCATCGTAAGTTTTTTCCATTTCAATTAATGATTTAGTTTTGTATTCAATTAGAGTGTCTGGTTTTTCATCTAAAGACTTTAAAATAGACTTTACTCTGTCTGGCTGTCCTTTTAATGTAAGTTGTATTAGATGCTTTAGAGGTCTGTAACCCTCACTCTTTATATAATCAGTCCATACACCTGTGTTTTTATATATCTGCAATGCAGTCTGGTTATCACCCCCTCTGTATACAGCATTAGATCTCCAGTGGTCTCCACAATCAACAAGATTGTAACCTAGTTCTTGAAGTACTTCTTTATACATATCAGACATTGTCAAAGTTTGGTAGTGAGTCAGGGTCAGATGTGTCAATATCAGTCTCGCCATTAAGAGATCTTGCAACATCTCTTAGATCTCCACGTTCTGTTATATTGAAGTTTTTAAACTCAAGATTTACAAGGTTTTTTCTAAGTGTGTCTCCTATCTGAACAGGCTCCAAAGCACCAGCTACATCTTTGCCTAGGTGTCTGGACTTGATATTGATGAATTTATGAGTGCCGAAACCGCCACCTTCAACTTCTATTTCATCTGCAGTTTTGTTTCTTAAAATAAACATGTGTGAGCAGAATTGTATAATCCTATCAGACAGAGAGACAATACTCTCGTCGTCAACAATATTCTGTGCGTTTCTGTTGTTTGTAATTCCGTACCTATTAGACTGTACAGAGGTGATCATTGATATAATTGGTAATCCATCGTGAAGAATCTCTTTCTGGACGCACTTTTTAAATTTATCAACCATCTCACCAACAATTTGCCACTCGTTTTTATTTGCATTAGATTCGCTTGTGGTCTTGATATAGTCAAATGATAATATCATAGGGTTTCCTCTGCCAACTTTAGCATAGTAAAATCTTTTAAGAGTATTTATCATGGAGTCAACATCCATACCGCCTACGTTGTAGTAATAAAACTTTAAGTTTTTAACCTTATTCCAAGTAGCTCTGACTTTATTGACTACGTCTTCTCCAGCTTGCCTCCACTCACCGCTTTCAAGTAGATGCGATGAAATGCCAGAGATTGAAGCACACTGACGCATGATTAACTCTTCCTTACTCATCTCGCCATTATCAAAGTGTAAAACAGGCACGTCATACTCAGCACTGACCTGTGTAGCGTAGTGCATACAAAATTGTGTTTTACCTACGCCAGACCTAGCTACGACGACAGTAATGTTCCCAGGCCTCAAGATAGATCCATACATATCATTAATTTTCTTATGAGGCCCCATCATTCCAAATTCTTTAATTGGATTGTTTCCTCTATCCTCAATGATGTCCTCCATCTCTTCGTATATGTTTACAGGAGAATCTTCACCTGTTTCATATAGATTTATCTTTGAGTTGTAGATGTTATCAGCCTTCTCGATGATTTCATGGTAAGGAGTTTCTGGGGCAACACTCTTCATCTTGCCAGCCATTTCTTGTGCTGCTTTGTAGATACCTCTTCTCACAGAAACTTTCTTAAGTTCCTTCGCTGTCTTAATTAAATTGCCTTTTGGCACCTTCCTTAAAGCTAGAGACTTTATGTAGTCTGCAGGATTTAAATTGTCCTCAAAAGATAAACCTATACTGGAAATTCTTTGAGCAATAATAACCTCGTCAATCTCTTCTCCAGATTGAATAGACTGCTTGACTATAGTAAATATAGTTTTGTGAAGATTTGATTCCTCGGAATAAAAATCATCATGATCTATAAAGTTAGCTATCTCAGAAAATAGATCTGGCTCCTTGATTAAGGCTGCTAATAGTTGTTTTTCTAGTTCTAAATTATAAATCATTTATTTTTTTGTAGTTCAATCTTACCGTCCAAGAAATCTTTAAGTGCGGACTTTAAACCCAACTCGACAACAGAACTATCGTATTGAGTATATATATTCGGCTCTCCTTTTTCGTTACACATTATTAGAACCATGCCTTTATAGTTTTCGGCTCCTCCACTAAATTCATATATCTGTTTTAAAAAGTTTTCTGGTACAGAAAACTCTACTTCATCTTCTTTCATAAAATTACATTTTGATCCCCGAAAAGAGACGCTGTTATCTTGTCGCTGGAGTAAATCTCTACCAACTTTATATCATTAAAATTACAGAAGTCAAGCTTCTTTTGATCTCTCTTTAACTGGTCTAAGTATTTAAGCCTGTTTTTGTGAAAATGTTTTACATATTTAACATGTTGATCACCTTGAACCTCTACTGCTATTTTTTTATTGGCATTATAAAAATCTAGAGACAGTCTGCTTCCAACTATCCTAAACTCTTCAAACACAACGTCGTGACACCAGTAAGGTTTAAGGAAAACCTTTACTTTGTTTTGGAACTTGCTCCTGCTACTTATATCCCAATCTATAAGATAATTTTTAGCAGATTTTAAGTTTCTTTGCTTGCCTACGCAGTCGTAAAACTTCATGAGAATTCATTGATAGCCTTCTTGAAATACTCAACTAAATACAATGAGAGTTTTGGATCTTCTTCTAAAGATTGAAATACCTTATGTTCACCCTGCATTTTGGATGGGAACTCAAAACTGTTATCCGCAAGAAGATCTGCAAATTCATCAGTGACATTAATCCAAGAGCCTTTCTTGGAAAGAAACTCCCAGGCAAAAAGCAAATCCACTATCTCTTTCTCTATCCAAATAGACGTTCCGTCTTTCCTTCCATACCTAACAGGATATGTTATCCTGGAATTTGTTTTTTCATTGGGAGACTTTTTAACTGTGACATTAGCAAAATGACCTACAGGAGGATTTTTTTGCATATCCATTTTTTTTACTGATGGATTTTGAAGAATTATATCCTTAGTAAACCTAGGCTCAAATTCTATGATCCAATTAGCAAAGTGAAGCAAAGCATTACCACCCGTAGCGCTTGTTTGTCTGATGGGAGCTTTTGTATAAGGGTCTAGCTTGATGTCGGCTCTTACCTGAGATATAAATATAGCCATGTGACCTCTCTTAGCTAAAGCTATAGACATCTTCTTCATGAATGTCGCAGCGACCACCGCTCCACCAGCAACTTTAGCCGAATCTTCAAAGCTTTTATCTTGGTCATTTTTAAGCATTAGCCCATCTACAGAATCAAGAACAAAACAATACTTGTTTTTATCTTCATTGTTGACAACTAATTGCCTCATTAAGTCTACTACAGTTTCATATATATTGGACTCAAAAACAAAACATGTTCCCTCAACCCAATCGTCAGCATTAAATACAAATTTTATTCCAGATCTTTTTCTCATCTCTGGAGAAAGTCTACCTTCAGCCTTAAAGTAAACACCTTTAGATTTTGGTATCGTAATCAAAAAGTTTTTCATAACCTCTAATGCTTCCGAGGTTTTACCTCCTTCATTCATGCCGCAGAATCTATGAAGACCTGGACCGAAACCTCCTCCAAGGTGGAGGTCAAATTGCAAAGATCCGCTAGAAACCTTGTAATCGATTTCATCTTCAAAATTATAATGATCGTCCTTGTTTGCTTTAAGGAAGCTTTTTAATAAGTTATTTGAGTTGTGTTGTTCGTTATTCATTTAAAAAATCTCTAGTTGTTTTGTTTTTCTTTTTTATTGTCTTGTCTTCTCCAAATTTCTCCCCTATATTATATTCAACATATTTACTTTTGTCAAACTTATAATTAAAAGCCCTCCACTTTTGATCTAGCGTATCTTTAAGTTTATAACTTAAAAGATATGCCAGGGAATCAAACTTTCTTCCGAAATCTAATACAGATAAAAATTCAAGAGAGTATCTGTTTGATAGAGAATTCATTATCTTGAATTCTCTTTGGTAGAAATATCTTTTGTTTTTCTCTGGTATCTGAACTAATCTAGATAATATAGAAAGCTTGTTCGGCTTTTTATCTTTGTTTTTTTTCTCAAAGATGTGTCCGCAGGAACATTTGCTAGACCTACTGGATAGCAGTGTCTTGCATGATGGACATTCCTTTTTTCCTCTCGGCATGTATGAATCTTACAACAGATCCATATCATTGTCAATCATCTTTTTAACTAAACCATAGAAGTCGGTTTTTCTAACCCAACCCATTTCTTCTTCTGCAAGACTTGGGTCGCCAAGCAATAAATTAACTTCAGCTGGTCGATAGTATTTAGGGTTGATTGTTACAAGCACTTGATCTCCATGCATGTATTTTTGGTCGAGGCCTTGACCGTCCCAACTGCACTCTTCCGCACCAAACCCAGCAAAGCCAAACGCAGCCTCTACAAACTCACGAATAGTATATGTCTCGCCAGATGCTAAAACATACTCTCTCAAATCTTCGTACGAGTTTGCAGGTTGGTTTAGCATTAGCCAAATACCAGCCACAAAATCCTCTGCGTCTGACCAGTCTCTTTTTGCTTCTAGGTTACCGAGCTCAAGTGGGGTGGGTATTTTACCCTCTCTGATTTCACTCACGATTCTAGCGACACCTTTGGTTACTTTTCGAGTAAGGAATTCCTCACCCCTCCTTGTTCCTTCGTGATTAAATAACCATCCTTGAACAGCATAGAGATTATAACTCTCTCTCCATACTTTTACCAAGTGCCTGGCAGCTGCCTTAGAAGCTCCGTAGGGGCTTCTCGGGCGTAGTGGGTGAGTCTCGTCCTGGGGAGCGGTCACAACGTCTCCAAACTCCTCTGAGGAGCCAGCATTGTAGTACCTGCACTCTGGATGGTGCTTGCGGATAGCCTCAAGCTGATATAGTACTGCCATGCAGTTTGTTTTCATGTGGTTCTCTGGCATATCCCAGCTAACCCCAACAAAAGAATTCGCAGCAAAGTTTATAAAGTAATCAGGCTTTTCTTCTGAGACCACACGATCAACATTTGATTGGTCGGTTATATCAAGATCAATAAGCTTAAAGCGATTATTGTTCTCTAGGTGCTTGATGTTTTCATGGTTTTTAACAGAAAGCCTACGCACACCAGCGATTATATCAATGTCAGTATTCGCCAACAAATAATCCGCCATATGGCTTCCGTCCTGACCTGTAACTCCTGTGATTATTACTTTTTTCATGTTTATACTTCTCCAAATATTCTTATTACTGTTGGGTCTTCATCTTTATGAACTGCTAGACCTTTCTCTTCAATTATGTCAAATTTAAAACCAAGAGATTTTAACTTATTATTAATTTTATCCTTGTTTACAAACCTTCTAAAGTGATCACCATCAAACGAATCCTTATCGGACCTAGCCTCTATAAAAAAGTTTTTGCAGTTTCTTTTTATGTATTTTAAAAAGAAGTCTTCAGAGCTGTCTTCAATGGCGTGAATAAAAAAACGACTATATATGTAATCGCACTTTATATCTTGAAGGTCCTGTATTTTTGACTTAATAAAAAACACCCCTTTATCTGTAAAGTTTTCATTTGAGAAAGAATCTATAGCTATTACTGAAGTTTTTAAATTGAAAAAGTTGGAGTCTCTACAATTACCGCAACCAACATCAAGAACCGAAGAGTTTGGTTTTATTAAATCATTACAAAACTCAGCAAAATTAGATGGTTTTTGAGGAGCATCACAATTTGCATAGTAATTTTCCCAATATTCTTTTTTATGTTCGTGCATGTGCGAACTTTTTGGGTATTCTCCAGTCTTTTCCATATTTTGATTCTAAGTATTTTTCTATATTATTAACAGTTTTAAACTTTTGACCTAAAAAATCTATATCTACCAGTGGGAAATATTCCATAGATAGTCTGTAGTTATTTTTCCAGCCAAGTCTAGACCTGTAACTCCCTTTGTCCTCAACAAAAGGATATATATCTAATAAAATATTATCTCTGAATAAAGAAAAATTTCTATTTTTAAAACTTTTTATGTTTTTGTTTGAGAACTCTCCGTTTTTGATTAAATCGTAAATCGCATCTTCAGCACCGTCACCAATAACAGCTATGTCTATATCTGTATCGTGTTTTATAAAGTTTTTTTCTCTATAAGCACCTAGCAGAGTCCCAAATACCAAGAAGAACTCTATATCATATTTATCAAAAACCTCTTTGACATCAAGCAATAAGCTTTTGGCGTCATCTTGATTTAAGCATCTTGTATTGTTTATTCCAGCGGGGAAGGGCTTATCTAAGTATATATCATCCATAATTTTATTTTAACCATGATCCGTCTAACAAATGAACAACATATACGTTGTCCCAATCGAATTTTTTGTTTTCTTCTGTGTTGTTTGCGTAGCCTTCGTGTTGCAAATCTAAATTTGTAACAAAATTTCGGTTTAATAGTTTATATTTTAAATCATTTTGCTCAGAGTAATTTTTTAATTGTCCATACAGAAAAGGGCCACCGCAAATATCATGAACTGAAGTATTTAAAGTTTGACCTGATGTTATATTGTTGATTATTTTTTTTATGCAGCTATATAAAAATTGAGAATGTTTCTCCGCCGCGAAAAAATGATCTTTAATCCAATTGTCGATTTTATGTTTTTTAATACCTATAAAATCATAGTTTATATCTATAATTTCTTCAATGTTTTTTTTAAAAATGGTATCGCTATCAACGTATAATCCCCCCTCAGAATATACTATCATAAATCTAAGTAAGTTCCACTTAATTATGTTTGCATTTGGAATTGAATCCCAAATTTTTGAAAACTCAGGAAATACATCAAAAACTAATTCTTTACCAGTTTCATCTGGCCAAAATTTATAATCCCAGTCAGGAGTGCTTTCTTTAATAGATTTTTGAGATGCCATAACAAAATCTAAATTATTATCACGGTGTGTCTGATGTATTATTTTATGTATCATTTTTATGATTTTAAATCAGTTATTTCTAGCTTTTATATTAATGCTGGATTTTATTATGGCATCTTTTTCTTGAACACCGATAAATTCGAGAATAGATTTAACTTTCTGTTGGTCATTAAGACTATCCATAGAATATAAAGATATATTTGACGGATGTTTCTCAATCAAGCAATCAACTAAAGAATAGTAATCATCATAGTATAACCCTATTGATTCTGTTTTGTTTTTTTCGGATGTGTATTTAGGATAGCATTTATCCCAAGGGCAAAAACGGTAAAGTTTTCCGTCGTGAGATTGCCAATGATTTCGTCCTGTAGTTTTTTTATCGTAAGAAAAAACAGTTTCTTTTCTGTCTCTTTTTAAACACACAAATTTTGCTTCTGGAAACTGATTTATTATAGCTTCTACGTAAGGTAACAAATAGAATGCAACATCGCCAACATGGTTTGATTGCCTGTTTGTAATTTTATTTAAATAAAACTCGAGACACTCATCGTTAAATGCCCAATTTAATACAGGGTTATCTCCCAATTCGTGAGTCACCTCGAAGTTTTTTTGAGAATTAAATAAGTCGGCTAGGGAGTGAGTGCCACACCTGCCAGTACCCAAACCAAATACAAGCTTTTTATTCATTTTTTAAAGAATTTATCAACATCATGAATCCAAGACACTTTTGATCACTTATATCTTTAGGGTCTTTTTTGTAAGCAAAATCATCTTTAAAGAAGTAGCTGTGGTCATAATGCCAGACGGTGTTATTTTTATCGAAGCTTATTCTTACTCCAGCATCTTTTAACTTAACAGAAAAATCAACATCTTCGTTATAATCAAATCCGTTAAGTTTGCCGTAAAAAGGTATTTCATTACTCCAGTTAATTTTTTCTAGCAAAGATCTTTTACAAACAGAAAACGCACCACATTGATAAAGTAGGGTATGAGGGTCTAATGTTTCATCAAAGTCATAAGGGACCATCTTATGTCTTGGCAGGTAAATAGCCCTATCATAATACCTGTCTCCGTCTGGTAATAGTATTTTATTACCAAGGACTTGCCAATCTGAATTGGCAGAATTATAACGTAAAAATTTATAATACCAGTTAATCGGGAATATTATATCATCGTCGCAGTGAACAACTACATCTCCAGATGAATTTTCCGTGCCAATGTTTTTTCTTGCTCCTAAAAACTTTTGATATTTAGTGTCGTGAATTAATTTGACATCTTCACTTTCAAATTGATCTATATTGTCGCCAACAAGAATTATTTCATAACTATGATATGTTGAAAAATTACGACGTATTGATTTTAAGCAAAGAGAAAGCTCAGTAGGTCTCTTTCCGTTAGTTATAATGCAAAATGATATTTTGTTATTCATTTTTTATTTAATAAAGTATACTTGCGAATATCTCCAGTTTTTTGTATAATGTTCATAGTCATCTATAAAACAACCATGCCACTTGTTACCTCTAAACAAAACAGATCTATTAAATTTATAATCTATCTTTTTTGAAACTTTATGTTCCTCGGAAAGATCAAAAAGAAGATTTTCATGTTCTGTGTTGTCAGGGAAATTGTAATCATAAATATTAGTACCTCCATTTCCGTTTTGATCTAAAAAAGTAATCATATTTAAAGTAGACCACTCGTCGGGTATACCAAATACATCGTCTAGATGAGGAAAGTGTTGCTTTGAATTTGCAAATTTTTTTAAAGATTTGAAACAATTAAATTCAAACAGACGAAACAAAAAATCAAGATCTTCTTTATCCCTGCCGAAATATTTCTCACACAGTTCAAGCACCCTAGACATATTCTCAATACTGTGATCATAAGGCCAAGCAACAGACAACCTACAATCTAAATATTCTTTTGTATTGTCGGTGTATTCTGGATCTATATATTTCCAGAGGGGATAATCCTGATTTTTTAACCAGGAGTTTATTTCTTGTGCGTTTTTATATAGATTATCTATAATAAGACAATCATTTACATCATCAAATGAAATATCCCATTCATCTGAAAATTCAAAAAGTTTTGATAGATTTATGTGTTTTTCCATTTGACTATACTAAGCCAAAATAAGAAAAAATCAAATTAAATTAAATCATCTTCAATGATTTCTATGTCTTTTAAATGATCGTAGGCTTTGAAATAATCATCGTTTTCTATAACAGAAGACTCATCCCAACCCCACTCACTAACAGCTTCTTCGTCATCCCACTCAAGAGCTTCAGAAGAAACAGATTTATTGACAGGCTTTTTACTCCACATCTTACAAGACCAATAACGAGGTGTGGTTTTGTCTTTTGCGCTATCGCATTTATGTCTAGCTCTAAAGCTACGACGACGATCAGGATCATCTCTTTTGATTTCCATGTTGGGGTCACCAAATTTAACCATAACTACGTTGCCAGTTTTAGGATTTTTTACATATACTCCAAACTTTTTTTTGCCACCCTTTAATCTAAAAGGTTTGTTCAAAGTTTTTTTCTCAGCTTCAGAGAACTCAAGCTCTTCAGCTTCTTGGTTTTGTTCCCAAGTTTCAATACCAGCTTTTAATAGATCAATTTTTGCTAGTTGAAATTCAATTTCTTCAAAGTCCCAAAAAGCATCACCTTCTTTTTCAAGATAATATTCTTCAGAACCTTTTGCAATATCGCTGTCAGCAGCTTTGTAAGACTTTTTAACCTTACCTCCTCTAGCCATTTTCAGAAAAGTATTTACTCTAGCCATCGCCCATTGACCTCTAGTCATTCCAGGTCTATGACTAGAACTAAATGCGCCAGCACCTCTACGATATACTTTTTTAAGTTGAGCGAGAGTAACTTTCTTGGAGTGTTTTTCGTTATGCTCTTTAACTTTTGTTTGCAAAGCAGAAATAACTTTATCAGAAAACGTTATTTTTTTGCCATCTTTACCAGCACTGCCCTTCTCGTTTTTGCTAGAACCTTCTTTTTTTTCGCTTTTTTTAGCAGGTGTTTGAGCCGAACCTTTTGGCCCAGGTCTTTTTGCTGATTGGCTTTCTAAAAACTCTTTTGCTTGGTCTGAAAAATCGTACTCCATGTTAATTCTTTACACTAAAATTTTAAAAAAATGAAATATCAACCTTCGCAAGATGTACAATTCATAATAGATCTGGCCAATTCTTGGCTAGGATTCATGCTTCTTTGGTAATAAAAACCTTTAAGACCCATTTCCCAACCAAAAATCATAAGTTCACTAACCTCTTTTGGAGAGGCTTTTGGGTGAATCATTAAGTTTAAAGATTGACCTTGATCGATATGCTTTTGTCGTTGAGAAGCTTGTATAACAATTTCTTTTTGCGAAATCTCTCCAAAAGTTTTAAATACATCTTTTTCGTGATCGTTCAAGAAATCTAAATGCTTAACCGATCCATCGTTGTGAAGAATGGTTTTCCAAACTTCTTCTGTATTTTTGCCCTTAGATTCCAATAGATTCGCTAGATGAGGGCTTCTGATTGTAAATTTACCTTTAGCTGAATTCTTAGTATAGTAATTAACAGTGGGTTCAATACCTTGAGAAACTTGACCAAGGATAAGGGAGCTTGTTGTTGTTGGAGCAACAGCCATTGTTGTGGTGTTTCTGCGACCATAACCTTTTAGGACTTCAGGCTCACCAAATACTTCTGCTAATTCTTTTGTAGCTTTGTCTGCTCTTTCTCTGATTGTTTTGAATATTTCTGCATTTTTCATTTTAGCTTCCATACTCTCAAACGAGATCATATTGCTCTGAAGGTAAGAATGCCAACCTAGAACTCCCATACCTAAAGCCCTATGACGCTTTGCAAAGTCGTGGTCAAACTCCATGTATGGGATGTCCTCTGTTTTGTTTATATACTCCTCCATTACAGAATCAAGGAAATAAACCATAGTTTCTATAGCATCTGTCTCAACGATTTCATCCCATCTCTCCAAGTTAAGTGAAGATAAACAACAAACAAAAGATTCTCCTGGGCTTGATGGTAGAGAAATCTCATTGCAAAGATTGGAGGCATAAATTTTCATGTCCTTATCCTTATATACTTGAGGGGCATTTTTATTAGCAGTGTCTTGGAAAAACAAATAAGGATATCCAGACTCGAACTTCTTTTGAACAATTTTTGCCCAAACCTTACGCTTATCAATATCACCATCCATCATTCCCTTCATCCATTCATCTGTGATAGTCACAGCAAAGGAAAGGTCTTGGATGGGATGTCCTTCAGATCTGATGCGAAGAAACTCTTCAATATCTGGATGATCAACTGGTAGATAAGCAGCGAAAGAACCTCTGCGAACACTACTTTGAGAAACAACAGAAGTAACCTTGTCGAAAAGCTCCATAAAATGTACGGCTCCAGAAGAACTTCCCCCAGAGCTAATGTTGTCACCTCTTCCTCTCAGTTCCCCAAAATAACCAGAAGTACCAGCGCCATGCTTTGTTTGCATACCAACTTCCGATTGTTTTGTTAGAATACCTTCCATTGTATCAGGCACATAAACACCATTACAAGAAACAGGTAAACCTCTATCTCTACCATAATTAGCCCAGACAGGACTAGACAGAGAATAAAATCCACGAGACATATAATCCTCAAACTTCTCACATAAATCAGAAAATTTACCTTTGTGTTCTGTAGGGGCTCTATATACGAAGTCTTTTTGAAAAGATTCTCCGACACTCAATACCCTACCGATTAAGCTTTCGCCGTCAAGGTATCCTCTGTTTAAAATCTGCTGCGAAGTTTCGTTGTTCCAATAATATTTTTTCATGCAAATACGCTGTCTAGGTCAAATGTTTGTGATTTTTTTGAATATTCTACAGGACGAGAATGGAAGAAATCTGTCGAATTGTTTCCCATTAACTCCTCCTCAAACCACATTGTATCCTTAATGATGTTATTGTCAACATCAAACGCTTTTTTAAATGAAATTTGTTCCAGTGAATCATTTATACGGTCTTTAATGAACTCCTTAAGAAGAGGCGCACTCAAACCTTTTTCGTTAATACCATTAACCATCCAATCAATAATCTTAGCTTCTGCTATGTACGCTTGTTCGGCTTCATGCAAGATTCTTTGCTCTAGTTCGTCGTCAAAAAGCTCTGGATGTTCTTCCTTGATTGTGTTGATTATCTTGATACCAACCTGAGCATGGATATTTTCCTCGTTTCTTGTATACCTGACTTGCTGCTCGGTATCTTTAAGTACATTTTTGTTTCTAGAAAACCAATTTATAACATAAAACTGGCTCATTAGAGACACGTTCTCAACAAAAAGAGTAAACAGAATCAAAGAATAGACATATTGCTTCTTGCTGTCTTTGTAATATCTATGATTGTATTTACGTAAATAATTCACTCTACCCTCAATAAAGTCAAGCTTTAGGTTTTCTTCAAACACCTCCTCCAAACCAAGAACTTTAAGTAGTCTTTCGTATGCATTATTATGAATAACTTCGACATTGGCCATTACATAGCCAAGATCAGTAAGTGATGGGTGAGGAAGGTTGTCTCCTAATTTTGCCCAAAACTTTTTAACAGCTACTTCTATCTGACCAATAGCAGATAGTGTTCGAACGATTATTTCTTTTTCTTGATCGTCCATTGATATCTGAAAGTCTTGTACATCCGAGGAAAAACTAAATTCTTTATCAGTCCAAAACCCATTATGCATGACCTCAATAAAGTCTTCTGCCCAGGGATAGTTGTTAGGTTTTCTTGATATTTGTTCCTCGAATATGCTCATGTTTTTTGTTATTTATTGTGTTTGTACTAATGCGAATTTTGCTGTTTAGCCCGATTTTTCACCCGCTGATTTAAATTACACTCTAGCCGAAATTTAGTCGCAGTCAATGAGAAAATATAGTAAAATTTTTAACTTGAAAAAAAATATCTTTTCTGTAGAAAAAAATGGAACGGATTTTATAATAATTCGATTGGTATTTGACCTCCGAAGAAGAAATACTTATCGTTTTGATTCAATACTTTACTACTCGCATTCAGCTTTACTAATTAAAAACTACTGATCGTTAAGTAATAAAAAGCGAAGATGATAACTCCTTCGATAAGTATATACTTAACGAAGAAGGTTTTTAAATAGTAAAGCATAATTTTAATTAAGATAACAAAAAATATACATTTTACTCAATAAAAACATTGACTAAGAATATAAACAGTAGTACTATAATATTCATAGTTAATTATGAAACTAAACTCTAACATAATAGCAATTGCTGGAAATGCCAGAACAGGCAAAGATACATTGGGAAATAACTTTGTTAACATCCTTAATGAGCAGGGCATTAAAGCTAAGACTTTTTCTTTTGCTGACGAACTAAAACGTTCTGTTGACGAGTTTCTTTTTAAGCAAACAGGAATATCTGCATTTACTGAGGTTCAAGAAGAGAAAAACCTAATTAGACCATTTCTTGTTTGTTGGGGAACAGACGTAATGAGGAAAATAAATAATAACATATGGATCGAAAAGCTGTCTGATACACTACTAAGTGACCACGTAAACATAATAACAGACCTTAGGTTTATTAATGAACTAGAATGGGTAAAACAAAATAGTGGTTTATCCCTTTTAATAAAAAGGGAAGGTATAGAGCCAGCTAACGATTATGAGGACCAACAAAACAAAATTTTGGAAGAGCAGGTGGGATCTGTTTTCCACATGGCTGATTTAAAAGATGAAAGCATTATGACTTTAACCGCCAACGAAATACTTAATTCTATGATAACCAAAGACATATACGAAAAATGGAAAGCGACCTGTCACTCATAAACAAGATAAAAAGCGACAACGACGACACTTGCTTGGCGGAGTTGATCGATAGGCACTCTGGGATATACGTCTACATAGTAGATCAGTATACTAAAAATCAATTTGCTACTAATAGAGATTTTATACTGCAAGACAAAGACTATATGATATATAAGTCCGCTCTTGATTATGATCCTAGTAAAAATAGTAAGTTTTCCACGTACCTTGCCAATCAGACTAAATGGAAGTGCTTGAACGCTATGAATAAGAGTAAGAAGCAAAAAGAAGTCCCTCTTGATGCTGCATATAGCAGAGTTTCTGATGATGATGATTCTTTTGAAACATTGTCAAAAATGGAAGCTTTTGATATGTTTAACGACATGTTAGAAAAAGAAAGTGACCCTAGAGTTAAAAAAATCATTGACATCAGATATAATACGACTAATAATAAGTTAATCCCGTGGAGAACAGCTTCTAAAGAACTCAAAATGAGTATACAAGGATGCATTAATATTCACGACAAATTCATTGATAAAGTAAAAAAACAATTCGATAAAAGATATGTATAACACAATAGTAACAGCGGGGCGTTTGGCCTCCGATACAGAAATTAGAGAAGTGAGCAATAATAAAGTTTGCAAGTTTCGCATGTGCATCTCAAGCAACAGGTCTAAAGAACCTTGTTTCATTGATGTTGAAATGTGGGGGCGTCAAGCAGAGATTGCTCACGAACACCTTGAGAAAGGTAGGCTAATCCTTGTGCAGGGTGAAATTCGCTACAGTTCATGGGAAAACGAAGGTAAGCAATATAATAAGATGTTTATCTCTGGTAATAACTTCACCTTCCTTGGTGGTGGTAAAGAAGACCAGTCAAATACTGCTGAAAAAGCTGTAAAGACTGCAGTTTCTTCTGGTGTAGACGAAGATATTCCGTTTTAATGAAAATATTAGTAGACGCACCTATTAACTCATTGAGCCTTGGTAATGTTAGTTTTAACATTATCAAGGAGCTCTTTGAGAAGGGTCATGAAGTCGGCATCTGGCCAATGAATGAGCAGAATATAGATGTATCTGCTTACAGCATGACGGAGGATCTTAATTCTAAATTCAAAGAAGCTATTGACAGAAGATTTGACTTCTTATCACCAGACATTCCAAGCATAAAGGTATGGCACCTAAACGGTTCCGAAAACCGTAAAAACCCAAATCAATATCTTTATACTTTTTATGAATGCAGTCAACCAACAGATATAGAGAGAAAGCTGTGCAATGCACAAAATAAAACAATCTTCTCTTCTTCTTGTTCAGCAAACCAATTTGATGCTGAATATGTTCCCTTGGGTTTAGATACTGAATTTAAACCTACGGGTAAAAAGTATCTAGAAGACGTTACTCATTTTGGTCTAATGGGTAAGTTTGAAAAGAGAAAGCATACAGCAAAAATCATTAACTCATGGGTTAAAAAATATGGGAACAATAATAAATATCAATTAAGTTGCTGTGTAACTAACCCATTCTTCAAAAGCGAAGAGATGAGCCACCTTGTTAATTCAGCCTTAGAAGGCGAAAGATATAACAATGTAAACTTTCTTCCTTTTCTAAAAACTAATGAAGAAGTAAACGAGTTTCTTAACGCAATCGACATTGACTTAACTGGTCTTTCTGGAGGAGAGGGTTGGAACTTGCCAGCTTTTAATTCTACTTGTTTAGGTAAATGGAGCATCATTCTTAATGAAACATCTCACAAAGATTGGGCTAATAAAAACAACTCAATTCTCGTTGAGTCTTCTGGTCAAATGGATTGTGCTGATGGAAAATTCTTTGCTAAAGGAGGTCCTTTCAATCAGGGAGTATTCTATGATTGGGATGTTGATTCTGTAATTTCCGCCATGGAAAGCGCCGAACAAAAGGTGGGACAAATTAACACAGAGGGACAAAAATTGGCAGACAAATTTACCTATTCTAATACTGTGGATAAGATTTTATCCCATATTTCCTAGGTTTTTTGATTGGCACAGTATATGCAATAAGTAGATATTATGACAACATTATTTGAAGAATTATTCAAACCAGATAGCAGGGCTTACCCTAAAGAGTGTAAGTGGATCAAAAGTAGCGATGACGTTTATACTTCTGAATTTGAACTCGCAGGGTTCTCTAAGAAGGACGTTAAAATTACTGCAGACAACGACATCATTAAAATTGAAGCAAAAAACGAAGATAGGCATAAGTCATTTTCAATTGCTTTAAACGACTTGGTTTCTCCCTCTGATATTACATCAAAAATGTCAAATGGATTACTAAAAGTCACGATGCCTAAAAAACAAGTAAAAGATTCCATCTCTATCAAGGTGGATTAGTATATTATTAACAATAATAAGCGGGTACGGTTAGAAAACTGTACCCGCTTTTCTATTATATATATATGCCTATTTACATATATAAACACCCAGAAGAAGAAAAATACACAGAACAATTTCAGGGTATGAACGATAAACACGTATACTTTGATCCTGATGGACTTGAATGGAAAAGGGTATTCACTATACCATATGCTTCAATAGACTCTCAAATTGATCCTTACAGCTCAAAAGAGTTTATTCAAAAAACAGAAAACAAAAAAGGTACATTAGGCGATATGATGGACTACAGCAAGGAGATGAGCCAATCCAGAGCCGAGAAAAACGGAGGCATTGACCCTGTAAAAGAAAATTATTACAAAGACTACTCTTCGAAACGAAAAGGTGCCAAGCATGTTGATCAGATGAAATCAGAAATGAACAACAATAAGCATGTCAATATAGATCTAGGTAATTAAAACCAAACTGGTTTATTTACAACCTTTAGTTACTCATCCAAATCTTTTATACCAAAGATTGATGGCATCCTTTTGACTTCCAGCGTATACTCTGTATATTCTACCTTTGTCGTCAACCCAGCAAGCTTCCCACTTGTCTGATTCTAGCATTTTTTTTATTTTTGGTTTTGGCCTCATTCTACTCGAATACTATATTTAAATCGTTCCAATTAAGCGGGTCTTTATCTCCTCCATATATTGGCGATGAAGGATCCTCCACGTAACTCTTTCCAGAATAACTAGCTTCAGAACCTAGAGGAGCATAGACAATATGATTTAATGGATCACTTCTGAATTGACTTGGTATTGCATCCCTCCTTGTTTTTGGCGCTATAGAAGACTTAAATCTAAGTCCGCTTACTTGGCTGCAGCCTTGAAAAGCATTTCTTCCCAAATTCTCTAAACTACTTGGAAACTCTATAATACCAGACAAAGAAGTGCATTCCCCAAAAGAACCTATATATTGATTGTATGAGCTAAACGAAGGGCCGATGTTTCTCAATCCTTCGTTTAGAGTAAAACTTCCTAAAGCATCGCATCCGTTAAAGGATCCTTGACCTATTGTTTCTATCCAACTTGGTATCTCAATGTGCGTTAAAGAGTCTGCATTTTTAAATACAACAGCTTGTATAAAAGTAATTCCGCTTCCTATGCTAACACCGCTATAACTTGTTCCTTCAAAACAATTGTACCCTAATGATGTTACTGAATCAGGTATAATTAATTCTCCAGACAATGAACTGCAATTTAAAAATGCTGAAGATCCTATTTCTTCAACTTGATTTAAGTCCAACCCACTCATAGATACACAACTTGCAAAAGCACCGTTACCTATTTCTACTAAAGAATTAGGCGGATAATATTCTAAAAATGAATCGCACCCATTAAATGCATAATCACCTATCCCAGTAATATTGTTACCTGAAATGACACCAGTTAAGTTGTCGCAATTTTTGAAGCAGTATGACGAGATAAAATCCATTGCATCTGGTATTACAATATCGTATATTGCTGTGTTCCTAAACGCATAACTTTCAATACCCTGCATTATGCTTGGTATGGTAACACCACTCAATGAAGTACAACCATCGAAAACGAAAGTGTCAATACCTGTTATTAAATCTAAATTAATATATTCTAGTTTTTCATTTGATGAAAAACAGCTTTGATTTAGGTAATCAACTCCGCTACCTAAATCGACTCCACTTATCTCTGTGTTTGAGAAAGCCGAGTCACCTATGTTTGTAACCGAATCTGGTATCGTCAATAATCCAGTCAATATAGTATTGGCGAATGCGTCATCGTCTATGCTTAACAAAGATTCTGGAAACGGACCAATAGTTTCCAGAGAAAAGCAATCTTCAAAAGCATTGTAGCCAATACTCTCAAGTGTAGACGGGAAAACTAAATTATTTAATGATTGGCAGTACCTAAAGGCTTGGTTTCGTATAGAAATCATATTGTCACCAAAGTCCACACCACTCAATGAATCGTTGTTATAAAATGCACTACCATTAATACTAGTTATGTTGTTTGGAATATTCACGCCAGTCAAAGATGTGCATCCATAAAAACAATTCTGCGAAATAGAATTAAAATTAGGGTTTGTATTGAAATCCACATAAGTTAGAGAGGTACAATTCGCAAAGCAATTAGACCCCACGCTCTCGAGGCTCTGAGGGTATGATATTCCGCTCAAAGAAGGACATGAAGAGAAGGCTACGGAATCTATAGATAGTAAACCCTCGTTTAGGGTAACGCCGCTTAAAACATCGCAATTCGCGAAGGATGCTAAACCAATTGACTCTAAGCTTAAAGGAAATAACAAACTTCCCAAAGAATCACACTGCTCAAAGGCACTTTCGCCAATTGTCTCCAAACCCTCGAAAAATGTAATTCCGCTCAATGAAGAGCAACTACTAAATGCATCTGTTCTTATATCAATAATATTACTTAGAATCTCTATTCCCGTTAAAGATGTGCAGATTCGAAAACATTCCTCGTAAATAGTGTCCATCGAGGTGCTTAAGGTAACACCCTCTAAACTATAATTACTCTCATAACCTTCTACACCTACAAAATATACACTATTAGGAATTTCTATATGCCCAGTTAAACCACACAGGGCAAAAGCTCGTCCATAAATTTGCTCTAAATTATTTGGTAGTACAGCAGTCTCCAATAAAGTATCACTGCTGAAAGCACCGTTACCAATAATCTTTAAGCCGCTACCAAAAGTTATATCAGTCAACCCTTTAGAACCAGCAGCGCAAAACCGAAATGCACCCGCTTCTATAGACTCAACTGAATCTGGTATTACTATTCCAGATAGACTTTCGCAACGCTCAAAAACCTGAGGACCTATTGATTCTAGATTCTGTAAAAAATTAACAGTCTGCAGTTTCCCACAATTATTAAACATAGAGTTAGGCAAGGTAGTCAAACCAGATCCTAAATTGACACTAGTCAAGCTAGAACAACCATGAAAAGCGCTTGAACCAACGCCACTTAAACTATGCGGAAGTTGTAGTTCTCCAGCCAAAGAGAAACAATTCTTAAAAGCTTCGCCTCCTATATACTCAAGATTTTCAGTAAACTCAACATAAGGTAAAGAAGCGCAATTAAAAAAAGCTTGCCCTCCTATCGATTCCAAGTTTTCACTCCAATACATTTGTGATAAATTAGAACAACCAGTAAAAGCTTCTTCGCCTATATTTGTTACAGAATCTAAATACACAACAGATTGTAAAGAACTATCACCATCGAAAGCATGAGAGGGTATAGATGTTATTTTACTAGTTAAATCTACTGTCTGCAAAGATGTAATATCCGAAAAAACATAAGACCCTAAAGTATTTATACTTTCTGGTATTGTTACACTACTTAAGTTAGTATCTAAAAATGCGCCTATTCCTATTTTTTTAAGTTCGTTAGAACTACAGAAATTTATAGAACTTAAATCAGAGCAATGAGCGAATGCGCGTTCATTTATCCCTGTTAAATATTTTCCAATCTCCAGAGTATCAATCGGACAATAAGAAAATGCTCGGGTATCTATTAACCTTACATTGTCTGGTATTTGTAAGTTTCCATCTAGGCCAGCTTGATTGAAAGAGTTGGCTCCTATTGTAGAAACTCCAGATCCTATAGATACACTTTTTGCGTCTCCAGATCGGTACATCCAATAATCTACTATATCACCTGATCTGGTGTCATATTCTACATCATTTGCATCATATACTATAGTTTCAGCTTGATCTGCAATTAAAAAACAATTATTAAAAAGCTCCAATAATACACCTCTAGATAAATCATCGTCAGAACCAACTTGGACCCTAAACGCTACATCTACAGCTTTATTAGATCCAACTTGAGATGTAAAAGCCTCAGATATTAAGTCAACACCTTTAAGTGTTATCTTCATTGCTTTTTCTACTCCAAAAACTTCTATACCATACTCGGGTATTTTACACTTATCTAAAGTTAAAGATATCTCTTTATTACCTTGATCTCTACACTCTGATATTATATTTAAAAGATTTTCTGACTCTATATCACTAAGAACTGCAGTAACCGTCAAAGTTCCATTTATAGGGTAATCTAATACTCTTGCATATGAATATTTAGTTCCTACTCTGTAAAGCTCACTCCTGTTCATAGGCAGAGATAAAGAAGCGCTCTGTAGATGAAAAGAACCTTGACCTTTTGTTTTGGATATGGGCCCCTCATTATCGGACTGAAAACCAGGAAACTCTAGCCTTATATTTCCAGGCTCTATTACAGAAGGTCTTGACGCTCCTCTATCTTTAGGTTTTTTCAAGACCACATCTCCGCTGATTATACTATCTTCTTCTGGGTTTATCGACGGCAGTGATCCTGTTATAATTTGACCACTAACTTGACCGTTTTGGGAGTTTATGTTTGCGGCCTGATATGACAACTCTACTATTGGTGCCGAACCAACAGACATGTTTAAAGAGTAATTCGTTAAATAAGCATTACCTATTCCTATCAAACTATAATTATCTCCGCTATTGAAATCTACCGCATCTATACCCTCGTCTGATGTTAGCATGTAAAAATTATTGCCGCTAAACGAATCCATAAAAGGACCTACAAATTGCTTATCTGCATTTATATCGAAGCCTATATTTTTCTCGTTAAAACCATCACCCAAATAATAAGAAAAATTAAAATTAACAGTTGGAGATTCTAGCTGAACAGTATCCAATCTCAACTGTCTACCGTATTGATTTATATCTGTCTTATTCAGACTAAAACCATAACTAGCCCCTTGGACTCTGATCAGT